GCAGTTATGTACCGCATATGGTCGCCTTCAGATATTATCCGGTAACAATGACCGCATCTGACCTTTCGGCCTCTTAACAGCAGCTCTCTGCTCACCAGAATCTGATTGCCGCAGTCACAAGTACATCTGTAGAAACTCTGTCTTTTCTTTCTTCTCCCATAGTGAAAGTATCCTGCGAAGCTATCCACATGCAGCTTTCCAAAACGCTTTCCAACGATGTCGTTTTTATCCAAAAGATCACCTCAAATGAACAAGATCCCTCTGCTGTCATAGACCGACTCCCCAGCGTCGTTTCCGCACCGAATCGCCCGGTCTAAAGCCATAACAAGAGCGACGGCTCCATCGATTTTCTCGGTTGATTTCTCCTTATCCATCTTGATGTTTCCTGCAGGGTCCGTTCGGACATAAACGTTATCCATCATCCAGCGAAGGACCGGGTGGCCGCCATGCGCGATTTTCTGGTCCAGTGTAAGCCGCATCAGCTCCTTGGTAGGCGGGTTCATATCTCTGTACCCCTGGCCGAAAGGCACGACGGTAAAGCCCATGCCTTCTAAGTTCTGGACCATCTGGACGGCTCCCCAGCGGTCAAAGGCAATTTCTCGGATGTTGTACTTTTCTCCAAGGCGCTCGATGAATTTTTCGATGAAGCCGTAGTGGATGACGTTTCCTTCGGTGGTCAGAATTGCTCCCTGCTTCTGCCAGAGATCGTAAGGAACGTGATCTCTTCGGACGCGCAGGTCCAGCGTGTCTTCCGGCAGCCAGAAGTAGGGGAGAACGACGTATTTATCATTATCGTCTTCTGGAGGGAACACGAGAACAAAAGCGGTGATATCGGTGGTGGAGGAAAGGTCCAAGCCTCCGTAGCAGACTCTGCCATAGAGGTCTTCCTCCCGAATTTTAAAGGAGCAGGCGTCCCATTTATCCATCGGCATCCAGCGGACGGACTGCTTGACCCATTGATCAAGACGTAGCTGGCGGAAAGCGTTTTCTTCCTGCGGGTTCTGCTTGGCAGATTCGCAGGCGGCTTTGACTTTATCGATGCTGATCGTAACGCCAAGAGAAGGGTTTGCTTTCTTCCAAACTTCAGGGTCTGTCCAGTCCTCATCCATTGCGGCGCCATAGATCACCGGGTAAAAGGTCTCATCGTGCTTTCTTCCTTCCAGGATGTCTTCTGCCTTCTGGTGCAGCTCATAGCAGATGGAGTTTACGTCGTTTCCGGCTGTTGTGATGATGAAGTGGAGCGGGTTCTTCCTTGCGTCCGATGTACCCTTTGTCATCATGTCAAAGAATTTCCGGTCTTTCTGGACCCAGAGCTCATCAAACACCAGGCCAGACACATTCACACCGGACTTTCCGGCGACCTCTGCAGACACGGCCTTGTAGATGCTGTTGGTGGGGCGGAAATGAATGGTCTTTCGGCTGGGGCGGATATCGCAGTATTTCTTAAGCGTTTTATGGAGCTTGACCATGTCGCAGGCCACATCGAACACCAGAGAGGCCTGGTCCCGGTCCGCGGCGCAGCCGTAAACTTCAGCTCGCTGCTCACCGTCTGCACACAGCATGTAGAGGGCCACAGCCGCGGCAAGCTCGGATTTCCCGCACTTTTTTGGAATCTCAATGTAGGCGGTCGTAAACTGCCGGCAGTCGTTTGGCTTTAACACGCCGAATAAGTCGCGGATGATCTGTTCCTGCCAGGGCATTAAGTGAAAGGGCTTGTTGTAAAAGTCGCCCTTCGTGTGGGAAAGCTGCTCGATGAACATCACCACTAAGTCAGCTGCTGCTTTATCGTAATGCGATGTCTCTGCCATAAATTTTGTGGGTCTGTATCTTTCCAAATTCATTCCTCCAGGGCAAAAGAAAAGAACGCCAAGAGGCGTTCCGAGTGTGTTTATCTTTAATTGTATTGATGAATCAGGGCTGCATAGGCGAGCTGGCTTGTTTCATCTTCTGGCTCGATGTCCCAGCCGCGGTCGTAGCGGAGAGTCGTTTTGCTTCCAACGCGGAGCTTCATCTTGCTGATCCTGCCGCCCTCGATTCCGTTGTCCGAAGGCTCATCGTAGTGTTTTAGCTCGTATGTTACCGTTATTCCATCGATTTCAAGCGTTCCTTTTTCCCACATGGCGGCCTCCTTATGCGATTGTAAATTCGATTCCTTTCTTGGTTTCCGGCTCGTCCGTACCAAAGTGGTGGTCGTCCTTTCTTGTGACAATCTTGAGCGCTCCCATCTTCCAGCCGTTTGCGATCAGCCCGTAGATTCCATCCATCAGGCCGGTGCTCTGGTCGGTTACTGTGATGGCGCTGATTCCTGCTTCCCGGAGGGTTTCCGCGAAATCCTTCATGTCCTTTTCCCAAGGCAGGTCCTCGACTTCGAAGCAGTCCGCTCCGTGGTAGTTCATGTTCTGATAAGCCCAGTAGGCTTTCATGGCACCGTCCGTGTAAGGAAATGGGGTTTCTTCTTCGAAGGCCTTTACCAGGGCAGTTCCTTCATCGTATTTTTCTTCGTCGAAAAGCTTGCTGCGCTGCTTTCTAACCGCTTCTTTCTTTTCCTGGTAGCTGCAAACTGTTTTGTACATGCTTTCAAAATATGCGTTTTTCATGGTCTTTCCTCCGTTTTGGCTTTGGTTCTTTTTGCATGTACATATATCACTCTAAAGCCTTGAAATAGCAAGCTTTATGTGGGTTTTTCTGCCTCTATTTTTCGCTTCCTGTCAGGATGAAATGAACATACTCTTTCCGGTGGTCTTCAAGGTAGAGGACAAGCTCGTAATAGTCATAGTCGAAGGCAATCCGCTGAACAGCAATCGTATCCAGCATGTTGGTCAGGCCGCTTCTTTGGATGGCAAGAATCTGAGTTTTGATTTCTTCAGTCATGGCATGTTCCTACCCTCCTTACGACGTCTTCACCAAAGATGACATGAAGGCCAGATCCGTTATCCCAGTGGATCAGGATAGAGCCGGTGTCATCGACTCCATAGACTGTGCCGAGCGTTCCTTTAGGAGGAGCCTGCACATCATCCATTTTTACAAGCTCAACCCTCGTTCCGGCAGGGTAGCCGGAGCGAAGAAGTGCCAGGGTTTCTTTTCCAATTGTGCTCATGCGTTTGGTTCCTCCTTTGCTGCAGGGGCATTTCTAAATGCGCTGTTTCCAGACAAATTCTTTAGAAGGATCTTACGGTCCAACTTGTAGCCTGGCCCGATAAATCCAAGGCGGAGGAGGAAGCAGCGGAAGGCGTACTTCTCGTTGGTCACCTCAGAGGCTCTGCTGCTGACCCGCTTTTGCTCCTTGCTGAGCTTGCAAAGTAGGGAAATGAAGTCGGTGTAGGCTTTGATTTCATCTGGCTCCGGCATCTTTTTAAACCACGGAAAGGCGATCCGGTCATCGTTTACGTCGATGCTCAGATCATCAATTCCAAAGGACTTCTTGATGAGATTTCCTTTTGCCTTGAGAAAATTGGAAAGGTTGGTGACATCGACCTCATCAATTGGAATTTCAATGGCCAGGCCGGTGTATTCTTCGGCGTTTTCCGTCTCATCTGGAGCATCAGGCTCATCCGCGCCGCTGTCATCTTCCGGAGTGAAATCGACCTTTTCAAGTTCTTCTGCGATGTAGTCAAGCTTTTCTTCATCCTCGCAGGTGACCCCGCCATCTTTATCGATGGTGACATTTCCCACTTTGTATGCGCAGGTCGGCATGAACTGGTATTCGGATGTGTCTCCTGTAATGCGGCAGATTTCTGTGACTAAGTCTTTCCGTTCTTCTCCTGTTACGCTGTAGCTTAATTTCATTTTCGTACCTCCTTGGTTTTGTTTCTTTTGGCAGGTACATACATCACTCTAAACGAAAGAAATAGCAAGCAGATTCTGTTGAATTATCAGGGATTATACGTGTTTAGCTGGCATCTCCGCCAGCGCTTCATCCAGCGTCAGCTTATTTCCGTCACGGATCAGATAAATGTCAGAAGCATCTTTACCTGCGTCTTCCATAAACTTCTTATAACGCATTACCTCGACATCGATGAACTTCGGCTCGATCTCTATTCCGTAGGCGATCCGGCCCAGCTCCTCACAAGCTACGATGGTCGTTCCGGACCCCATAAAGGCATCCAGGACGAGGCTGTTCGTCATCGTGCACTGGGAGATCAGATAGGCGATGAGCGGTACTGGTTTCGCGTCCGGATGGTTGTAACCCTCCGTCTTGCTGTTCTTGATTCGGGGAAATTCAAATACCGTGACCTGTTTCTGGTCTCCATACCAGATATGCTTTCCCTTCTTTTTCCATCCCCAGATGATCGGTTCATGGATATATTTCCAGTCCGTCCTGGTGAGAACGAGCCTGTCCTTTTTCCAGACCAGCCCGGCGCCTACCTTAAAGCCTGCATCCTCAAAGGCGTCATGGAAGATACGCGCCTTGGATGTCGCATAGAACTCATAAATAGAGGCATCATCCGCCATGCTCTCCCGCATGCAGGTGAAGGCCTTCATCAGAAACTCATAGGCTTCCTTATCATTCAGATTGTCATTTGTGACTTTGCCGGATGCGCTTTCCAGATTCACGAAATACGGAGCATCTGTACATACCAGATTCACCTTTTTGCCACCGAGAAGAGATGTGTATGTGTTTTTATCCGTGGAGTCTCCGCAAATGACGGTGTGACGTCCGAGGTGCCAGATGTCTCCTGGCTTAGAGAAGCATGGTTTCTCAAGCTCCGCTTCTACGTCAAAATCATCATTTTCTGCTTCCGTATCCACATCCATCAGCTTCGCAAGGTCCTTTTCATCGAATCCAAGAAGGGAAAGGTCAAAGGCGTTTTCCTGAAGATCGGACAGCTCAACAGAGAGTAGATCTTCGTCCCAGCCAGCGTTGAGGGACAACTGGTTGTCCGCAATGATATAGGCACGCTTCTGGGCCTCGGTCAGATACTCTTCCTTTACGCATGGAACTTTCTTCAGCCCTAATTTCTGAGCAGCATAAAACCTTCCGTGTCCACAAAGGATAGTGTTATCTTTTGAGATGACAATAGGGGATAGGAAGCCGAATTCTTTAATCGATGCAGCAATCTGAGCGATCTGTTTCTCCGAGTGGGTTCTCGCATTCCTGGCGTAAGGGATCAACTTATCGGTGTCTTCAAGATAATACTGTGTTGTTTTCTCCATTACTTACCTCCGCGTCTTGCTCTAAGCAACCGCTCCATCACGTCATCCTGAGGATTTGCGCCGTTAAATTCGGTCGAGCAGTTTTCTTTTACGATCTGGAAGATTTCATTCCAGAGCCTGTTGGCCTGATTCATGTAGTTAATCCCGATGTTGATGAAAGGTGATGGAATTGGTTTTCCTGTAGTAGGATGCTTGCTCAGATATCCAAGTTTTGAGGTGATCTTCTCACAGGCGATCCATCTGGCGGAGGCCATGGAGTAGCGCTCAAGAAGTGCCGGAGACACCGCGCGGGCGACACCCAGGCCGTCAAGCCAATCCCAGGTCTCTTTGTAGATCTCAGCGGCGGCAAACTCAGAGCCATCATGCTGAATATCCGAAAGAAATTCATGAGGCTTCGGCATTTCCGCTCCTTCAAGGTCCGGAATGTCCAGTACCTCAAGTGGCCTTCCTCCGGGATTTCCATTTTGGTATTTTTCCAGCGCAGCTTTTTTCTTTCGTCCGGAGCCAGGGCGTCTGCCTCCGCGACCGCCGATATTATTCGATTTTGTAGGCATTGTATAGCTGCCTCCTTTTCAATATTTTTATATTCCTAACAGTCTGCTGGGTTATTACCCTTAAGAAAACGCATGTTCTGCGCAGGTGAGGGGGCGCCGGTCTCCAGAGAGGCTCGCCGTAGAGATCTTTCCTCCCCCTGGGTCAGCGACTTCCTTTCCGTTTATGCATTTTCTCGTGGCAGGAGTGGCAGAGGCTCATCAGGTTATTCTCCTCGCTGCTCCCACCCTCGGACAGCGGCACGATGTGGTGCACCTCCTGCGCCTTCACGTACCTTCCTTCAAGAAGGCAGCGTTCGCAGAGCGGATGCTTATGGATGTAGCGGTCCCGGATCCTCTTCCAGGGCCTGCCGTACCGTTTCCCGGTGGAGTAGCCGCGGGTGAACGTGTCGTAATGACGCTGCATCATCTTTTCATGCTCCTCGCAGTAGGTGTGGTCCGTCAGCCGAGGGCATCCTGGGTAGCGGCAGGGCCGCTTGGGTTTTCGTGGCATGGCTTCTCCTTTCGGGCAAAAGAAAACCTCGCAAGGGAATTTCCTTACGAGGCTGCTTTATCCTAACTTTCTACACTATCATTTTACTATTTCTTGAGGTGCACTCAAGTGAAGTGAACTGCACATGACTGCACATGACTGCACTTAACTGCACTCTTCGTTGATGACCCGGTCCAGCTCTTCAAGTGCGTAACCGTGAAGGGAGTAAACCCAGCGAAGAGAATAGAACATGTTTAAAGAGATCTCTTCCCAGGACTCGTTCTTAAAGTATCGGGAAATAAGTACCGTCTGGTAGTCTGGCTCCTTGATCTTTCCGATGTAGTCAAGAGCTTCTGTTTTCCTTTCCGTCAGTTCATCTTCATCGCGCTTGATTTCTTCTTCTAAGCTCAGCATCTTCACGATGGTTTCTTCCAGGCGGGATGGCTCGCTGCCTTTTCCTTTTGGAAGTTCAGAAAAGGCGGGGGAGCTGACAGAGCGGGCCAGGTCCTGCATGATCGTTAATCGCTCCTTCTTTGCCTTGATCCTTGCTTCCTCCCGGGACAGTCCCCTTAGATATTCTTTTGCATTCATAAGCATTCCTCCCTCAGCTTTTCAATTAAGTACTCCCCGTCGACTTTAGTAAGAGACTTAAACCAGGAAGAATGGAAGAAGCGTTCGTCTTCCTTGACCTTTGCTTTGTTGATGTTGCTTGGTCTATTCTTCATGCGTCTTAAATCCTGCCGGTAGTCTTTGACTGCCTGAAGGACGATTGCGTCTGCTAATTTCTGATAAGGATCCATCATTTCACCTCCAGCTGCGCTTTGACCGCATCGATCAGTGTGGCCTGCGTTTTATCTTTCTTTTTTAAGGCGGTCATCACGTTTTCATCGATGGTGCCTCTTGTGATGATGTGGTGGATGACCACCGTATCTTTCTGGCCCTGTCGCCAGAGCCTGGCGTTGGTCTGCTGGTAAAGCTCTAAAGACCAGGTTAAACCAAACCAGATCAGAGTTGATCCTCCTGCCTGGAGGTTCAGACCGTGACCCGCGGAAGCGGGGTGGAGAACAGCAAGAGGAATCCTGCCCTCATTCCAGTCGTGGATGTCCTCACTTGTCTTGATCTCCCGGATCGAAAAGCGCTTCTTGATCCTCTCGAGGTCATGCTTAAACCAGTAAGCGATTAAAACCGGCTTTCCATTTGCGCTTTCAATGAGGTCCTCTAACGCATCGAGCTTCCTCTCGTGAATCAACACGGCTTTTCCGTCGTCTCCGTAGACGGCTCCGTTTGCCATCTGAAGAAGTTTACCAGATAGGGAGGCTGCGTTGACCGCGTCGATTTCTTTATCCTTGAGGCTGACCACCATGTCCTTTTTCAGGTCGTCATAGAGTTTCTGCTCTTTAGGAGCAAGCGTAACCTTTACTTCGTTCATCACCAGCTTCGGCATCTTGAGGTAATCTGCAGCCTTCATGGAGATCGTAATGTCCGAGATCTTTTTATAGATCGCATCTTCTGCTCCAGGAAGCGGCTTGTAGGAAAAAATCACTTGCGCGTTCCTTTTGTCTGGAAGAAAGTAGTTTCTCCGGTACTGGCCGATGTATCTTCCCAGGCGCTCTCCCATGTCCAGGATCCTGAATTCTGCGAAGAGGTCCATGAGGCCGTTAGAAGATGGGGTTCCCGTTAAGCCAACGATCCTCTTTACCTTGGGCCTGACCTTAAGGAGGCTCTTAAAGCGCTTGGACTGGTGGGATTTAAAAGAGGAAAGCTCATCGAGAACCAGCATGTCGTAGTCAAAGGGAAGGCCGGACTTTTCAATTAGCCAAGTCACATTTTCCCGGTTGATGATGTATAGATCGGCTTTTCTTTTCAGCGCCTTCTTCCGCTCTTCTTCTGGGCCAGTTGCAACGGAGTAGGTTAATCCTTTCAGGTGATCCCACTTCTTGATTTCTTCCGGCCAGCTGCTCGTGCAGACACGAAGAGGAGCAATGATTAAAGGCTTCTTTACTTCAAAGCGGTCGAACATCAGCTCTTGGATGGCCGTCAGCGTGATCACGGTTTTCCCAAGGCCGCAGCTTAATAGAATCGCGGATATCGGATGATCGATAATGAACTTTGTGGAGTAGGCCTGGTAGTTATGAGGATTGTATTTCATCTAAAATTCCTCCAATCTGTTCTGGCCGATCGATTAAGTAAACGGAAAAACCTAGAGCCTCAAGCTGGCGTTTTCTCTTCAGCTGAAGAGGCCGCATTTTCTTTCCAGGGGCTTTCAGCTCAATGAAAGCGACTTTGCCTTCCGGAAGTAAAACGATCCGGTCTGGCACTCCGCTCATTCCAGGAGAGATAAACTTAAGCGCTAAGCCTCCCATGGCTTTTACTTCCCGGCGCAATTTCTCTTCGATTTCTTTTTCTTTCATATCGTCCTTTCTTGCGTTCCAATGAGCCAATCCACCCACTTTTTTCTCTATAGAGTGTATATATGTATATATATGTTATATATAGTCTATATTTATATCTATTATTTTTAATAGAATATAGTGGAACAGTGGTACGAGATGCTCCGAACACTTGTATTTACTAGGGTTACGAGGTTCCTTATTTTTCATTCCAGAAAGTGGGTCACCGGAACGGAACACTTCAGATTTCGTTCCGATGATCCAGAAACGGAGGGCGAAATGCCTACCGGAACTTATGGGTGAAGCAGGTTATCTGGAAGGTAAATCCACTGAGGACCGTAAAGAGGGATCCTTGTTTTCTTTTCGTAACGATGCCATCCCAGCTTAATCAGGATGCCCTTGATCCGGTTTCCTTCCGCAATGGTAAGATCGGCACGGTTCTTTCCAAAACACTCGCACCAAATCTCTATGTTAGATACGCTGGTGCGGCTAACTGTCCCGGTGCGCAGATCTTCTCCGAATTCACTTTCACCATTTAGGTAGTTCTTCCTTTCATACAGGGTCATGCTGTCCCAGCCTTCAGGAAGCTTAGTTTGAAGGTAGGTGATTACGATGCCTTCTCTCTCGTCAGATTCCATGGCGTCAAGCTGCTCCGCTTTCGCAATATCCTGAAGCTCTGGCTCGAGATAGAGCTTTTCACCAGCCTTGGCGTACTCCAGGGCCTCTGCCCAGATCTGGTTGATCTCGTATTCATCCAAATCCCAAGGATGCCTGTCCTTGCTCCCCGGTGTCTTGACTGGCCAGAACCTTCTGTTTCCTGTGGTGTCCCGAAGATATCCGGTTTCTGCGTTGGTGGTGCCAAAGAAGACGCACTGGCGTGGGTGAGGCGTTGTGCGGCGTCCAAAGGACGCCCGGTAGATATCGTTCTGGCGGGATAAAAATGACCTGAGGGTTTCTACTTCCGCTTTCCGAAGGCCCGCCAATTCTCCAATTTCCAGGATCCAGTAACCCTGGAGCTTCTCCGCTGCGGTCTTGTCTCTGGTGTCGCTAAGGTTTAGAGAATCCGAGAACCATTCACCTGCGAGTTTTGCGATCAGGGTGGACTTTCCAATTCCCTGAGGGCCGTTTAAAACCAGCATAGAGTCAAACTTACAGCCTGGATGCATCACGCGGCACACAGCCGCGCAAAGCGTCTTTCTGGTGACGGCCCGGACATAGGCATTGTCTTCTGCACCAAGGTAATCGATGAGAAGGGTGTCGACTCGAGGGACTCCATCCCACGCGGGAAGTGATGCAAGAAACTCGCGGATAGGGTGATAGGACCTGTCGTCCGCCACCCTTGCCAGAGCGATCTGGTAGAAGCGCTGTGAAAAGTTTCCATAGTGTTCATCCACGTAGCTTACAAGCTGGGCGTCGTCTGCATCTCTCCAGTATTTGGAAGGATGCTTCCAAGGCACCTCTCCTTTTATTTCCAGACAGTCAAGCTGCTGGTTGTAGACAATGGCCTTAAGGTTCTCATCGTTTTGAAGAATCAGAGTCAGGTTACCAAGTTCGTTCTCAATATTTCCTCTCCTGTTTAAGGTGAGCTTTCCCATCCAGTCGTCTGAATTGAATTCCTCCATGGCCTGCTCCCGGCGCTCTCCGGTAATCAGCTCCCTGACTTTTGCGTCACCACGGGCAAGATCAATCATTGCCTTATACGACGGAAGTTTTGTCACTGGAGTGTCATCTGAGCAAGCTTCATCCAGATCTCTAAACTTATGCAGACGGACCAGATCAAAGGCGTTTAAGAGCTTTCCGCAGGCTGGGTCGGTTGCGTGGTGGGAGTAGGAGAACTTGTGTTCATAAATCACGACACCAGCCGAGGACTCGCCCTTGATATAGTCGTAGCGGCCAGAAATTACTGATGGCGCGTAAACATCGGGCAGGAAGGTTTCGATTGCGTCTTCCACGCTGTAGGCCCGGCAAAAACAGCCAATCAGGCCAGGTTTAGAAAGAGGGTCTTCCACTTTTTTAAGCGCGTTGTGCCGCACTTCAGACTGCCTGGAGGACACTGGCCAGGTGGATTCATCCCGCCAGTCGTCGTATCTAGAAAGGTAATCGTCCGGATCAAGCAACTTTCCATCGTGCTCCCTATAGAAAAACATCCCATTTGAAGAGGTGGACGGCCAGTACATCAGCCGGTGGGCTTCATAGGTCGAGTCGTCGAACAGGTCAATTCCGATTTCTTTAGCTGCCATACGTCCTACCGCAGGATACTCGGCTTCCGATACCTCTCTTTTCAGAGGAATGATCATGCGAAGCCTCGGGTGCTCTGGGGTGTGCTTATGCGTGGAGTAGACGCAGAACGAGTAGGGAAGTTTCGACAGGACTTCATCCCACACACCTGGCGTGCCGTAGTCCATGTCTAAGGCTAGAGCAGACCTAGAGAGGACGTGGCCTTTCTTGCGCCTTCCAGCTTTTAAGTGGCCAAGGACGTAGCCACCTTTATCTTTAATTTCTGCCTGCTTTGCTTTTGGCATCTTCTTGTATTCTTCTACCGTTTCCGTTGTTTTGATGGTCTGACTGACCCTTTTCTTGAAGTCTTCCCAGCTGATCTCACTGTTTTTCCAGTGAAGCTCTTTTCTGCTGTTTCCATAAGCGATTTTCATACTGCCGCCTCCTCAATCTGGTCTGTAAGAACCTTCGTGATAAATTTAAGTGCCTCTAGGATCGTGGAAAGTTCCGAGTCTCCGCCAAGGATCAGTTCAAGCCCGCTATTTTCTTTAAAGTAGTTTCTTAATGGGCGTACCGTGATATCAGTTCCTGCCATGTCCTCGATTCGGATATAGGTTCTGCTGCCATGGCCGCTGTCTCCACCGCAGTAGCCGTTTGTCCCGGCTTCAACGGAAAGAATGTTTGCGTCGAAAATCTCCCGTTTCCAGGTCTCGATTTCTTTTCCTTTGACCTGCCTTGTGTCTATTCTTGTTTCGTACATGTAAACGCCTCCGTCCTGTGAAATCTTCT